TCACGTATATCGGCCTAGACACTACAGGTATGGGAACAGGCGTTGCGCAATTGGTCCGCCAATTCTTCCCGAGCCTTACGACTTTTAGTTATAGCCCAGAGGTAAAAACCCAGCTTGTATTAAAAACACTTGATGTCATTCGTAATGGTCGTCTTGAGTTTGATGCTGGTCATACAGATATCGCTCAATCTCTTATGAGTATTAAAAAAACACTTACTGCAAGCCAGCGTCAAATGACTTTTACAGCAGGTCGATCTGAAGAAATCGGTCACGCTGATTTGGCATGGGCACTTATGCATGCCGTATACAATGAACCTCTTGAAGGCACAAATTTATCAAATTCATCGATCTTGGAGATTTACCAATGAAACCTATGCAGCTTTTAAAATCTGCCTTCAACACGTTTTCAACACAGGTCCAGACCGTTGGTCCACGTGGAAGAACAGAAGCTTTTACATTTGGAGACCCTGTTCCAGTCTTAGATGGAAATGAATTATCACAATATGCGGAATGTTGGTTTAATGGTCGTTGGTTTGAACCTGCTGTTAGTCTTGCTGGGTTATCAAAATCTTTCAGTTCTACGCCATACCTTTCAAGTGGAATTATTTATAAACGGAACTTCCTTGTAAATTTATTTAAACCACATCCTCTTTTAAGCCGCCCTGCTTTTGAACAAGTGGTGTTTGATTTTATTTGGTCAGGCAATACATATTTAGAAGAAATCAGATCTGTTACTAAACGAACTATTAAATTCAAACCTAGCCTCTCTAAATATATGCGAGTTGGCGAAGACAACCGTTATTTCATGATAACGAATGATCATCTTGGGTATTCAGAATACGAATTTCCTGAAGGGCGAATTATTCATGTGAGAGAATCTGATATTGATCAGGAGATTTATGGCAAACCTGAATACATCGCAACTCTACAAAGTGCATGGCTGAATGAATCAGCAACGTTATTCCGTCGTAAATACTATAATAATGGCAGTCATGCAGGGTTTATTATGTATGTGAATGATCCAGCCAATGACCCAAAGGATATTGATAATTTGCGAGAAGCATTAAAGAACAGTAAAGGGCCGGGTAATTTCCGTAATTTATTCTTTTATAGTCCTAACGGAAAAAAAGATGGTGTCCAAATCATTCCAGTGTCAGAGATAGCTGCAAAAGATGACTTTGCAAATATTAAATCTATTACTCGTGATGATGTCCTTGCCTCTTTGCGTATTCCACCTCAACTTATGGGGATAGTTCCAAACAATACTGGAGGCTTTGGTTCTGTGATGGATGCAGCTGATGTTTTCTATCACAATGAGATCATGCCATTACAAGCAAGACTTTCACAAATTAATGAAATAACTGGCATAGAATTAATTCGATTTAAAGAATATGATTTGAAAAAATCACAGTAAGACTATGTATGCGATGAGTGTTGAATTTACCTATCTATATCAAACCGACAAAAGAGACAGTTTACCAGTCTTAGCCTTAGTTACTTTGGACAATGATGGTTATTTTAAAACCCTTTCCAGCACTGATGGAAAGCTATTTAAAATTATTGGTACTGATCGAGTCGTTATAGAAGGAAAAGAGTACCTCTGGCGTGAAAGCTCAGTCTATAAAAGAAAGCCCCTTTAATAAGGGGCTTTTTTCATACTTAGACACCAGATGCAAATAAGACAAAATTGTCCCATTTATTAATTGCAAATAAGACATTTTTGTCCTACAATAACTACATGTTTAAACATGGGGCAGCTTATGAGCTACAACGAGTTTAAACGATGGCTAATTGCACATGGAGTTATCTTTGTGCGTAAAGGTAAGGGATCACACATGATTATTGAATTTAACGGTAAGAAGACTGTTTTCCCTAACCATGGGAAAAAAGAAATTCCTGAAGGCACTCGTTTAAAAATCAAAAAGGATTTGGGACTTTAAGTCTCAAATCCTATGTAGCTAGGCTACTCTTCATCATCATCACCAGTGAATTTTTTCACAAATTATAATTTAATAATTAATTAAGAGAGCAGTGGGAAATGAAATATGGCGTAAAGATCAATCGTGAAGGAGAGGCTTTTATAGTCACTTCACGTGATCTCCCTCTATTAAATAGTGTGGGCTATTCTTTGGATGAGGCTTTGGCGGAAGCATTGGATGGTATAGAAACCACATTTGAAATCTATATGGATGAAAGAGAATTGATTCCATTACCAACGAAAGTAAAGAAAGTTGAATACGAAGTTCATCTTCCAGTACGAGTAGCAGCGAAGGTACGTTTATATAATGAGATGATTTCTCAAAATGTAACTAAAGCTGAACTAGCTCGTCGACTTGGTTGGCTGCAAAAGCAAGCTGATCGTTTACTATCGTTAAAACATTCAACAAAATTGGAATCTATCGAAAGTGCATTTAATGCATTAGGTAAAGATCTCGATATTGTTGTTGCATAATCAATTGATCCAAACAAAAAAGCCAGCAAATGCTGGCTTTTTTGTTGTCTGAACTTATCCACACTTGTTTCTAATCTATCCACAACATTCTTTTGCCTCTTGTAGCCGCCGCGCAGTTGCCCGCCCCACCTGCGGTCTCTATGTAGGACCGTTTTACTGCAAGGCCAAAAGTGGTGAAATTAGGCTGCAATAAGCGCCATTACGTGGGCTTCACAGCTAATTAAGTGAAAAAAGACTACTGCATTTTACTACACGCCACATATCTGATCTAAAAAGGACATAAATAAAACCTTTTTCAGTTTTATGACACAAATATAAAACCTTTTTTCAGGTAGGACTTTAATTTGAAGTAATAAAGTAAGAAACTATCTTAACTACATGAAAATTAAAAATAAATATTATTACATTTAAAGGTAATTTTTTGTAATTTCATAAGTAATAAAATATAAGTATTTGATTTTATTAACAAGATTTTTAGAGATACAATACCTTTGTATACAGTATTAAATTACCTGAGAATTACTAAATTATTTCATTTGAAAACTTGTATAAGATATTGAAATTATTATTATATTTATAAAATATTACTTTATTACTTCAAATTTTCGGTACTCCCCAACTTTTTTCTTGATCTAAAAAACAGATGATTTTGACTAGTTTTTAAACTTTGAAAAGAATTTTGATGGGAATGAAATGGGAATAGAAATTGACTAAAACAGACTTATTAAGACACTGAGCAAAGTAATGCTTACGGCTAATAAGAGGATTAATCTAGGGATTGTATAGAAAACTAGAGGATAATTTTCTTATATAATTCAACAATATGGTCGGAGCAGTAGGATTCGAACCTACGACCCCCTGGTCCCAAACCAGGTGCACTACCAGGCTGTGCTATGCTCCGAAATTGGGGTGAATGACGGGATTCGAACCCACCACAATTTCAGACCTATTTTAATATAAATTAACAACTTAAAGAATACTAAAAAGCTAAAAGTACCGAATATGGGAATGAAGTAGTATTAAAGGATGAAATAAAGCTTTTTATTTGATCGCTCTGATTGATGATCTTTATTTATAAATCTACGGGTTATCCCCAAAGTTGAAGTAAGGTAGTAATAATTAAAAAAAAGTGCTTAGAGTTCTAAGCACTTAAAAAAAAGTTGAATGTAAATTTTGAAGTATTTTTAAAGTAGTCTTTTATTACATCATGATGTAATTATTCAGCTTCGTTATGTAATCAGGCATATCTTCAGCAATTAATTTTCCATAATGTTTATAAATCATTGATGTATCACTATGACCAAGTTGCTCTGCAATCCACTCCGGGGGGACTTGGCCAGACGTTAGAAGTTGACTAGCAAATGTATGGCGTCCCTGATTGATACCACGTTTACGTACTTTTGCTTTCTTTAAATGTTTGTTCCAGCGGTACCGTAATTCATGATATTCAAAGTGGTTCGACCGTTCGGGATTAATCCATACAAAACGGACTTTTTCAGTTCGCTTTGTTTTGTTATCACGCTGAAGTACTTCGATTGTTTTTGCTCGAGCATTACCAGTGAGTTGATATTGTTTTTTTAACGCAGTAATTGCCGGTTCGAGTAACTTGATTCTCCGCTTTCTTCTTCTGTTTTTAGTCACCCGGTAAATTCCCCGGACATAAGATCTCGAAATTTGAATAGTCCCTTTCTCAAGATCAATATCTTCCCATGCAATCGGGATTTGTTCCGACATTGAAAGCCCCGTCCAGAATAAACAAGGCAGTAAGTTTTGAATATCTAAGTCTGTCTCAGTATTTAAAATCATGGCAATTTCGACTTTACTGAACGGATCAGGCTCTGGAGTATCGACTTGATGAATTACGATATTTTCAAATGGGTTATATGGCATTTGCCTTTCATCACGCCAGATTGCATGGATCTGAGAAAAACGTGTGACAATTTCTCGGACAGTCTTGTTATTTAAATTCTCTTTTAACGCCTCAATCCATTTCTTTAACATATTTGTATTGATGTCTTTAGGATTTGTCTGGCCCCATTTAGGAAGGATATGGTTATAAACATGACCTTTGTATGAATCGAATGTACTAGGGGCAACTTCCTTAATCGTCTGGCTCAAATAAAGCTGTGCATAATAGCTAATTTGATTCTTCTTTAAATGTTTAGAATTTGGAAAATGCTTAGCAAGATTAAACTGGCCAAGTTGAATTTCTAACTTAATATAATTGGCAAGCTTCTCCGCTTTACTCTGATTTTCAGGGGTAAACTCCCAATCTAAAGTCTCTTTTATCACTGGTTCTGTTGGTACCGGACGCATCCAAATCCTTAACGATTTTCCGCGTATTTCTAGTCCTGCTGACATGTTTTTCCTGCAATATGGGTACTTTTACAAAATTTTGGACATAAAAAAGCACCTTAGCGAGGTGCGCTAAAGGTGCTTTAAAAGTGCTTATTTCATGCGTTTTTTGGCTATTTCCAATGGGATTCGACCATTGCGGAGTAAAACATCAATTTTTGTTTTAACTCCGTGGTAATCCCGAGTTAAGACTTCTGCAATAAAAGTAACAGGCTTTTTGTCCTCAAGCATAGTGATCAAAACGTTTTCTTCACACGTCCACCATTGGCCATAAGTCAGGTTATTATTTCTATTCATAGTTACTACCCTAATTTAATAAGGATTGGCTTGTGGAAGGCTATCTAAAGACTGCAATGTAATCACTTTTACCTCAGTTATATAACTTTGCTGCCCTCGTTGATCAGTCCATTGTCTAGTACGTAAAGACCCTTCAATATAAACCTTTGAGCCTTTTCTCAGGAATTGGCAAGCAATTTCGCCTAGTCGACCTAGTGCAACAATACGATGCCATTCTGTATTCTCAATCCACTGGCCAGTATTCTTATCTTGATACTTTTCTGAAGTAGCAATAGAAAACTGTGCATACGGGCTACCATTCGTAAAATGTTTACTTAATGGATCAGCACCAAGACTCCCCACAAGAATGACTTTATTTATTCCGCGCATTAATTCACTCCTTTGGCTAACGTGCAGCGACAACTACCAATACGTAAATAGTCAATCGGTCCCGGTGCATCTTTAGGTGTAATTTCGTAGCGGTAAAGAATGTAAGTTCTTACTTGGGCCTTTACCGTGACTGCATCTCCATCAATTTCAGTTATTTCTCCGTTATAAGCCTTTTGGCTTACGAAGATTTTCCCTTGATGTCTTGTCTCCCTTTTTTGAACCATAAAATTTACTTCATCACCAACTTTAAAAGCATCAAAGTCAGGAAGAATAAGACCGCCACATTTACAATAATATTTAGACATTGTCGGCCCCCTCTTTATCTTCTTTTTTAAGTTCCTCTAAACGATAGTAAGATTTGCATTCACATCGAGGGCAAACTAAGTCATCACATTTAATTCCATATTTATTATTGGGCTTCTGAACTCTCTCACTTTCTTTATGTTTGTTGCGACAACGACAACATTTAACTAGAAAATCTTGCATGACTTAACCCTCTAATCCTTGCTCTATACGAGCTTTTTGTTCTTCTTCAGCATGTAACTTTTCAGCAATTTTAATTGCTTGTTCTGCTGCATCTTTTATGTTTGTTGCAAAAATCCATTGGCATCGGAACGATCCACCAAGTGAATTAGAAAGGTATTTTCCATCTGCACTAAAGCGAAAATTAAATGGAATGGCTATTTCAAGATTTACTAAAAATTCGAAATTAGAATGATCAGTTACTAAATCATTTGCATGGTCTTCAAACCATCCTCTACTCATATTCCTTTGAACATTTTTGATGAAGCCTTCCAACTTTGGATGCTGTTCAATCAAAGTATCTGAATTTTGACCTTCTAAATCCCACAAAAATTCTTCAAAATCTTCACTGACTTTAAGACCAACATTTAATGTCGGAACATGCAAGATTCGGTGAAATTTGACGTTGTTATTAAACATTTCTTCAGCTAAAGCTGCAGGAAATTTATTGTTTGAAATATTTAGTGCGTTAGAATCGCTTTGCATGACTTCTCTCCAGTGGTTATGTGACACATACAGAAGTGGCCGCTTCTGTATGTGTGCCTCTTAATATTTAAGATTTACGTACTTGAACTTTTGCTTCAGGGAAAATTTCACTTATTGCATCTGCTAAAGCATCAAAAAGTTTCTCTGGGTTAAAGCGTGTATTCGGATTATCTGCATCCGCACGTTTGTTAAGTTGCTCTAATGTTTCTGGATCAACTGGTTCAAGCCCTAAGATTTGATTCAGCTCATCTTGATAAGCCCATTCTTTAATCATATATGGTCGAGCATCCCCACCCGGTGTATGAAAGTGGCCACAGCTTTTTTTATAAATTGCTGGAGCCAAAAATTGCCCGGTTACCATATGTAAAACCAGTTCTCGACCAGATTCTGGAATGACATCCATACCTTTAAAAATAGCGACCGTTTGACTCTCTTCCGCACTTAATTTTGCTACGTTAAATGAAAAATTAAGTTGAGAACTTTCTTTCAGAATCATTGTAAAAAGGTTCTTTAAACTATTATCTGGAAAAAATATTGCTGCCATTTTTAGCTCATCTCTTCTAGCGTTAAAAGAAGCTGGGCATCGTGGAGCTGTATCACCTAAATTAAGTGACCATGCCTGTGAGCCATAAGTTTCTTTTACAGTTAATTGGTACATGACTTCTCTCCTATTGTTAGTCATTGGTGTTAGTTGCAGATGGAACCTCAAACAACCAGCAACGAACGGACTTCCCGTTCTGGATCTTGCTGGCCACCATCTTGTTTGAATCTAAAAATTTGTAATGCATACTCTGACGTAGCGCATCCTGAAGCTCGCGCATTTCTGGTAAGTTGAAACGTAAATTTGCAGCGACGTTGTAGAGGTGGGCAAAATTGATTGCGATATATTTATGGCGTTTGCTGTGATGGTTGAGTACGGTATCTTCAGTGAGAGATTTTTGAGCCTCGATTTGCTCGTATGTATCCCAAAAGTTTTGAACGATCGTACTGTCTTGTTTAAGTGACTTGTCACGAAGGATGGCCATCTCACCTAATTCTTCAATTACTTGGCGTTGTGTTTCTTCATCTATCTGAATAACGTGCTGAGCCATGCTTTTGAATAAAGCCATAAATTGGGAATGGTTATGAATGATTCGAGAGCTTTCAATCGTGTATGAACTGCGGATCATTTCATCGTATTCTTCCTGCAGCTGTTCATACGTTTCTAATATTTTTTCTTCTTTTTCCAGACAGCTCAGAATGAAATAACTGACATCTTCAATTTTATATTTCTGAAGGCGTTTACTGGCAGCAAGTGATTGCGGAGTGAGGTGTTTTTTCTCAAATCCAATGTGTAGAAAACGCCCCTTAATTGCTTCAGATCCATTTACTTCAGCATTCTGACTGACAATCAATGATCCCATGAAAGGTGGATCATAAGTTTCGTTGCCACCGGTTTTCATACCACGCGCACCAAGTGAACCACCATCATATAAAGTTTTGAGCATGTCCCAATTGAACTGGCGCGTATAAGGTTGGTTTTCTCCAGAGCGATCGGATTCAATCAAAAGTACAGGTAAGTTTGAGACTTGGCGGAATGTTCGAATTAAGCCTGATTCCGATGTTTTATTTGGATCAAGACCTTCATAATCTCCGTTATTATCTTCACGACCAAGAAGTTTCCACATGAAATTGAGCATCGTAGATTTACCGGTACCCGCATGACCAACAATCTCAAGAAATGGAAATGACTTATGTTTTTTTCTAATTTGCTGAACAAACAAACTTCCAAAAAATGCCGTTAAGGTGACAAGACCACGCACGCCATAGGCTTGGATCAGGTCCTTAACCCACTCTTTTTTATATTCGCCAAATTCTTTATTAATTTTTAAATTAAAGGGCACGTTTGCTTTTAGATTGATTTGACGAGGTAAAGCGAAATAGTCATCAGCATTGATGTGATAGGTTTTCCCGTGTTGAACAGCAATATCACCTAGCACGTAGGTTTGAAGTTCATGGTGATAACCAATGTAATTGATTAATTGAACCCGGCGAATGTTCTCGATCGTATTCCTTAAAACTCTGTCAAGCTGTGCACCATTCCCGGTATAAATCACGCCCGGAGCAACGGCTAAAAGACGTTTCTTAAATTCAGAAGCTGCGGAGAGCTGTCCACCAGTGAATGTGTTTTTTACCGGGTGAGCATTCTTCGGAAAATCGATACGGAAATAGTATTTCGCGTCATCAATTTCGGCTGAATATTGGTAATAGAGAGCTGTAGGTTTACAGTTGGCAATTTCAGTAACTGAGTAACAACTACGGATAGCTTGATCAATTAATTTTTCATCAAATTCATCTTTTTCTTTTTGCAACCAATCTTCATTGTCATCGTCTTCCATGCCTATTTCACGGAGTTTAGCGTTATAAGCATCGGCATCCATTTTGAACCAGTACAAACGGTTATTGAAGTCAAACGGAAAGCTATGAGTTTTTGTGCGTTTGAACATAAGAATGGCTTTATCAGCAGGCCGTTCCGCTGTATGAAGATCACCGTAATAACGATAGTTTTTTAGATCTGTTTCTGTTAATCGTTCTTGTTTATATAGATCATTCCAGTCTGTTTTATTCCAGCCCGCTGGAGGGAGTGCAGCTGCACACTCCCACCCATCCGATTTGGCACGTTCCATATTTTTATCGATGCCATCACGACCAGCTTGATCGGCATCAAATGCCCATACAATTTTTGGGCGTGGTTTATCTTCTTTCTTACATTGCTCTGCAATTCGGTTCAGCAATATAAATGGATAGTTATTACAGGTTAAAGCGGAGAACGTTGTTACACCGGAGAGCCATAAGGCAATCGAATCAAAAATCCCTTCAGTAATCCATATTTCTTGTACATTAATCAGGTCGGTTTCAGGTGGTGCCCAACCGTGACCTTGCATTTTGAAATTCTTAGGATTTGGGGTTTTTGGCAATTTACCGTTGTCATCGAGACAACGCTCCCAATAACCAACATTGTTTGGATCGTCAGTAATTGGGAAGCGTATGGTGACTGAACCAAGCCCACTCCCGAAGTGTTTGTAATATTCTTGAGTGTAGTGGCCACGTAATTTTTCAATCGGGAAACCACGACCTTCTACTAAATATGCATCAACAGTAGCGGTCGGGTTTTTCTCAGTAGGTTCAAAGCGTTTTTCCCAGTTCTCAAAGAGATCTGGATAGAGATCACGTAAGTAAACAACATGTGCACATTTACTGCGTCGATTACATTGGATTGTCCACGGGGCTTCAGCATAGGTATATAGCTCCTTATGCTTACAGTTTGGGCATATGCCCTGAGTTAGATATTCCCCTCGTTTCTTAAAGTGAAATTCATTTTCAAGTCTGCGGACAGCTTCTCTTTGCGTCTCTGGATACATCATAAAACTCTTAAGATTTTCTTGGTTGTACTGCACGTTCTGCAATGCTTTGCAGCTTAATTTGAATGCCATGCGCGATAACAATCTCGATGGCTTCTTCAATTGTTTCCAGTTCATATAGCTGGCGAATCTTTTCAAAAAGCTGCTCTTCTTGATCTGTCAGGTGCATGGCATGCTGCATAATCAGCCCCTCTGGAGGTGCTCTAGAGCACCTGTATTTGCAAACTGATCCAAGATAGATTTGTCGTTATCCATTAGAAGATAGATAGCGTGACGTAATGCAAACTCCCGGATGATGATTGCAATGGGAGTCTTGGTAATACGTGACATTGCTTCAAAAAGCATATGTTCTGCATTGTTGAGGTTGACATTGCGTCTGTTGTCTCGAGGCTGTCTTTTACTAAAGCTTGAGTAATGTGACATTGGTTATTCCTCCTCTTGTTGTTCTAGCTTCACGCCGGCTTCGTAGCGACTCATAGCTAAGAGTCCCTGACTGATACAGCGTTCATTGGCTGTGTCTTCTAACTCCTTTTTTTGTTCTTCTGTGAGGTAGGTCGTGGATATGGTGTTGTTTGTGTGCTCATGATGTATCCTAAGGTTCTAATAATGTGCTTACAATAAAGATAACACATTGTTTGCACCGTTTTAAGTATAAAAGGTTCAATATATGTCCGTTGATGTCGTAACCAAAGAAATGACCGAACGCTTCCAGAGAGAAGTACGTCGATGCAGTTATCCAGCTAAACGGTTGTCACGTGAGATTGGAGCTCACGAAAATACAGTAGGAAACTATCTTCGTGATCATGTCCCATATCAATGGGTTTATTTACAGCAAATGCATAAAAAGGGTTTGGATATTCATTACATTTTGCTTGGTGCAGACCCTGATCATCAGGGCCTGACATTAGAAGAGTCAGTGATGCTCAAAGCCTATCGACAATTACCTGAACATGCTCAGCGCAGTTTAATGTCTTTAATCGAAGGTTATGCAACTGATCTTCAACAATTACAGAATTAATCTTCCAAAAACCCATTATCAGGGTCGAGAAGTTGCTGAGCTTCAGACAACTTCTCTTCAACCATTAGAAGTACATTGGCAAAGTCATTAGCATTAAAAGTAATTTCTGGATCTTGATGTCTTGCTTCTAGCGAACTTCTTAAAATACGAACCATACCTAACACTTGATCAAATGACATTACCGCTTTATCTACTGAGTTCTTCATCGTTTTAAAGTTCCAACTATTCATAACATTCAATTGAAATTGCCAAACGACAGTCGGTTGATTATTCCAGAGCGGGCTATTTATCGTAGTTTCCCCCCGGAAAACAGGATAAATCAAACTACCCAAAGCTTCTTTCAAATCTGCCATGTCGATTGGCTTTAACGATGTTAATTCAGCTAAATCATTAACTTGTTCAGGATTAATACTCAAAAAACCAAAAATTTCAGGGGTATGATTAAAATCCAATTCCTTTTGGCTTGCTGCATCTAGTATTGTCATGAAATAAGCAAGTATTGGCATTTGATTCGGATCAGCTACAACGACACGGGGAGTAAGAGGTACATAAGGAATCATATCTTCTTTCATTGTCATACTCCCTTAGCGACCGACATCAATCATTGTAGGTTGGTTACTTTTAAACACCCAACAACGAATGGTTTTACGTTCCAATCTGCTTTGAATCGCAATATTGTGCTCCAAATACACAGGGTAAGGAGCTTTACTGTGTGGTAAAGTCTGAATTAGTTCTGAGCGCTTAAATAGCTCTGGAAAGAGGTCTAAGACTTGCGTAAGGTTAATCGCAATCTGATCAGTTCGATTGCTATGATTAAAGTTATGAATGCCATGTGCATACATATTTGACCAAAATGCTTCAAGTAAACTCACAAAATTTGGTGCAATCCGATCACTTTCCCCCAAACTTAAGCAACTGAGCGGAAGATGTTCACGAACGATCCGCCCTCCTCTAAACCAAATTACCTCGGCAATATCATCAAAAATATTATTTACGGTTAAATTTGGGCTACCTGAACGTAATTGAACTACCGAGCCGACCTGAATTGTTTGCAACTGATTCTGCTGTTTTAAAAGCAGCTCTGCCATTTGGTTAAAAGCTTTTATATAAGCTTCTTTAATTTGAGCTGCTTTTGCTCCTGTAAAGCCCATCGCAAGGAAAATAAAGCCGTCTTTGGTCATTTCGTACATTGGGCGGGATTTTCCTTGCTCATCTAAATAATCAGCCAGCGCAAAATTGCGTTCGCTAAATTCAGTTGAGCAGTCAATATTTTTTATTGCACGAATAATATCACTGTGACGTTTTCCAAATACGTCGGCAACTTTAAGACTGTCAGTTTTGATTTGGTCATTTTGGATAAATACAGCATTTTGTAATTCGAGTGTCGTCATTGGCTTATACCCCTACTAGCAAATAAACAGATGTTAAAAACAGTATAAGTAAAAATGCGATCACTCCGGGATGCATATAGAGTTTAATGCCTCCTTGAAAATCCTCCTCCTGGTACTCAGGAATTAAAGAAACAGTTTGACCAGCGAAGTCTGAAGAAAGTAAACGTTTCAGACAAACTTGATACATACGCTCCTGAACTGAATAGTCCAGTACGTTATGGAAAACAACTTGAGGGTGTACGGGGCCGACGAATGCCGGGAACGGATGGATATTATTATTTGTTGGGCGTGTAGCTACGCCATGATTTTTAAAAGTCATGATAGTTTTCGCTTAGTGTAAGTTTTACAAACCTACCGCCATCCCTTCCACAGAATGGTGATAGACCGAACAGGGGTGGAAGTACCGTACACTAAGCTAACGGCCAGTCAAAGACTGCCCTGTCCGATCTACCATAAAGTATAGCCGATCAGACTCTTTTGACAAAAAAAATGCCGCTTGCGCGACTATTATTTCTGCGCTTAGTGATTACTTAACAGACTTCCACATCTGCCACCGATTTTGCGGTGTAACACATTTAACAATGTGCTAAATCAATATAATAAAGATAACAATGCGTTGTCAACACATTGTTATCTTTATTTTTCTGCTATAAATATGCTCAGTAACTAGTTCAAGTTTATTTATAGGAGGAATTAGTGACTGAACTCTTTAGACTTGCTTTAGAATATAAACTTCTTGGCCAGCCTTATATTTATATTATTATTGGTGTATCACTTTTCATCTACCTCATTAATTACATTAAAAAAAATGAATTTTTTGAAGGGGGATATAAGTTATATTCGTCTATAAAAAACAGAGATTTAAAAAGGATTGATGAAAGAATTAGCTCCCCTCTGTATACAGAAAAGGAAAAAGAATATTTTCGGTATAAAAGAAAAATTTTCGAATATAAAAGTTTTTATAAAATACCCGAAAATAACTTAGCATTCTTTCAGTATGTAAATGGGTTTGAAGATCAAAATGCCTTCAGAAGTATGTACAAAAATAGCTGTAAGTATTTAAAATTTAATAAAGAAGAAAAGATACTTGAACTGAATGAACCTATAGATCCAAAAAAAGCAAATAGAAACTCTAAAATAGGTGGATATATTTTTGTATTAAATGGAATGTTTTCTTATCTTCTATTTATGACACCCATGTTAATTAAGCCTGAAAAAGTTTCTTGGGAAAATGCATTATTAATTCTTTTTGTAATTATACCTTTTGTTATTATTCAAATTTATTTAGGTTGGTTGTTTATGCGCTATATGATGAGGAAAAAACATGCTCTAATGATTTTAGAAATGAAAAGAATTAATTTAGATGAACTTAAAGATGAATAAAGATTTAGGGAAAAAATTATGAAACCAGCGATTGTTATTGGTAATGTTACCGACCACGGTGGAATAGTTAGTACTGGTGATAGTACATATTTAATTGATGGTAAAGCTGCTCATGTTGAGGGTATGACACACTTCTGCCCTAAATGCAAAGTTACGGTCACTGCTCTCTCAAGTAGTCCTCTTGTTGTTATAAATGGTCGTGCAATTATTGTAGCTGGTGACAAAGCCAGTTGCGGTGCAACATTCTTACCAAGTCAAAGTTTATGGGTACGCGATCAAGGCAGCTCCGGTGGTTCGGGAAGCTCTGCAACAAACGATAGTTTTGTTCAAAATACAGAAAAAGAAAATAGTGTCGTTTTTCAATTTAACGATCCGAAATCAGGTAAACCATTAACCGACTTCCCATATGAGCTAACTCTTCCAACTGGTGAAAAAATTCAAGGGAAAACTAATAGAGCAGGAAAAACTGAGCTTGCTGTTACTGGTGTTAAACCTGAACAAGTCAAAATCGAAACTTTAGACCTTTCAAAACCAATGCCACCTTTGGAGTAGAGTATGGATAATAAATTACCCCCTGCAACCAAGCATATTCCTTCATCAAGTGAAGCATGGGAAGGTTTTCCATCTGAAGTGGAAAGCTGTAGTGTTCCTCAGCCTTTTTGCTTTTTCCAATTCAATAAGCCAATTGCACAACCCTATACATTTATGATGCCAGCACATCATTGGGAGGCTGTAGCACGAAACAATAAATTAGAATTTCTCCTTGCTGTAAGATTTGGAATGGAATATGACGTATCTAAACTTAATGATGGCATGTTAAGTACTACCGGCTTTCATACTGGTATGTATGTAAAATTTCAACATTATTTAAGAAAACACTATTTAAAAGAGGCAGCGGTACTACAAGCTATTTTTCAACAAACAGCCTTTACCACTCGTTTTACGACTTCATTTGCGATTGAAGACTTGATTAGTTTAAAAGGCACTATTGAAGATTTAAGAATTGATAAAATCATGGTTGGTGCTGATTTAATTGCAATGAATGGGGGGTTCGCTACACAAATTAATCGGAAAATGTATAGACACCTTTTTAATCAAGATTACAATCCATCTATGTTAAAAGTCCTTTCACAACAAGGTTTGTATCCTGACGATGTTAAATTCCTCTGAAAAGTGAAAATATTTAATGAAAAAATTAATAAGTATTTTATTTCTATCAGTTTTTATAACTGCCTGTAATGCAAAGCCCTCCCCACAAGAGGAATTAAACATTCAAGCCAGCTTTTTACCTACTATTTTAGGAATAGATGGTGGTGTATATGCCCTAGCATTAAAGGAACCATCAGCGCCCTTAACACAAGAACTTTATCGAGCTGCTGTTTTAAAGCTGGGACTATTAAAAAGATATGAGTCTCAAGCGAAAGGTGTTCAAATTGAAAAACAAAGTAATATTGTTCAAATCAACTCACTTTGCTTAATGAGTAAATTTGTAGAATCTAATACCCAACGTTCTGATATGAAAATGGATAAGCAATATCATGCTTCATTACTTAAATGGATTGAAGATAAGCAAAAAATTTGGAAACCAATGTTAGAGAAAGAAGGCAAAAATGCTTTCGATTACCCATGTTTTTAAATTTTAAAGTCGCTATAGGCGACTTTTTTTATATTGCTCTAATATAAAGGAATTTTTTAGAATGAAGAAATTCTTATTAATTTGTCTTTTGTCCATTTTTACAACCGCATGTAGTACAAAACCAAGCCCTCAAAAAGAACTAAATCTCCAAGCTAGATTTTTACCTACAGCTTATAATCTTGATGCTGGTACTTATGCACTGGTTGCAAAAGAAGCACCTACAGCCTTAACTAAACAAATGTATGAAGACGCAATATTTAAACTTGGTTTATTAAAAAGATATGATGACCAAGCAAGTTCAAACTTCAAGCTTGAAAAAACTGTAGAGCCGATACCTCTAAATACTTTATGTTTAATGGGTAAGTTTGTTACTAACCCAACTTATATAAAGTCAGTTAAGCGTAATATTGAACAAATGCCAGATTTAAATAACTGGCTCAAGGAAAAACAGCCCAAATGGCAAGAAACTTTGAAAAAGGAAAATCCAGAAATTTTTGACTATCCATGTTTATAAATAAAAAAGCCGCTTAAAGCGGCTTTTTTTTATATTGCTCTAATATAAATCCCGACCTCAACATTAGTATTGATTGTATGAGCTGTACACCCGGTTAGAAAAAAGATTGATAATAAAACTGCTTTCATTACCAAGAATCCGAACTTGAAGAACTTCCACTATCACAGCTACTGCTATCGCTTGATCCAGAACTCCATCCGGATGAATCACTTGAACTATGGCTACTGTGATTGGAATGACTAGTATCGTGATGGTACTGGGATCGATATTGGTCTTCCGAGCAATCATCTATTTTAGGCTCAATATCTTTAAGGGCTATGGTTGAGAAATATTGTAGATTTGGATCAGAATATTTTGGTGGATTGGATGTTAAAGCAATACCCGTTGTGCCCTGATGAGTATGTGTAATGACTCGTTTTTTGGGGCAATCGCATTTCACCATTTTTGAAAATAACCAGCGTTTTTTACAGATTTCACACTTAGCCATTAATTCTCCTCCAGTTCAGGGAATAAATTAAGATTAGGAATAGGCTCTATATCCTTGACATATTTGTCAGGCCTTCGTTTTAGTTTCTTGAGATTAATTTCAGGATTCTTTTGGGAACTAGGTGAAATCTGATGTGTAATTTCGATAATCCCAGCTCCAGTAAATCCACACATAATATTTGTGCACTGAAGCCAAATTGATCTGAGTAATACGTGTTGTTGCCTACTACTTCTAATCGTCAGTTTTGCGTTGCAATGTGGACAATATAATTGGTGTTTTCCCCGCATAACTCTCTCAAAAAGTACAATAAATATGTCTTTTTTTATTATACGGTTAAATATTTGTGTGTTAACGTAATTTTGAATACTATTGCCAAGATTTTTCTTTTTGTAATCAAAATCCTTATGCACACGATCAGATGTCGCTGCTGTTATAAGCTGCTTGCCAAAATTGGGCATTTTGATTCACTAGAGATCAAATGTTCACGTTGTAAATCACTTAATATCCTGAGCACCGAGAGTGCCTTACCTGAGCGCCTTGAGCACCCTAAAACAGGTAAGAACTATGAACGTTCAATACAATCCCCAAGGTCATAGCTTCAGTGGTTGGTTAGGTGGAAAATCGCAACTAGCCAGAACTATTGTTGAACTTATGCCAGAACATAAAACATATGTGGAAGTTTTTGGCGGTGCTGGTTGGGTGTTATTTAAAAAGACACCTTCTCCAGTTGAAGTAATTAATGATGTAAATGATGACCTGATTAATTTATATCGTGTTCTTAAATTCCATTTTGATGCGTTCCTAGCTGAGTTTGATCTATTGTTATTTTCACGAACTATTTTTGATGATATGAAAAAAAATAATCGTGGACTTACTGATATCCAACGTGCAGCAAAATTCTATTACTTACTTCGTGCTGCGTTTAGTTGCCAGCTTGATGGTGCATTCAGTTATTCAAAAACACGTAAAGCTGGGTTAAAACTTGGTGATGAACTCCGTGCACACTTGCATTCAGTGCACGAACGTTTGCAAGGGGTAACAATTGAAAATGCTAGTTATGACTATGTAATTAATCGAATGGATAGCCCAGACACCCTATTTTATCTAGATCCTCCATATTGGAATTGTGAAAAAGACTATGGCAAGAATATCTTCGGTAACGATGATTTTTTTGCACTGAAGGACAAGTTATCAAGTATCCAAGGTAAGTTTATTTTGAGCTTAAATGATGTGCCTGAAGTTCGTGAGTTATTTAAAGACTTCAACATTCAGAACAAAAAAATCCGCTGGACTGTTAATAACAAAGCCGCAGCGGAAAGTCATAATGGCAATGAGTTGATCATCTGTAATTTCTAAGTGCTCTTCTCATCCTGAAGCCGCTTGAACTCTCGTTCAGCGGCTTTTGACGCAGTAATTTTATTTTTATACAAATACGTTAACCGTTTTGGATTTGATTGATCCCCTAGAGTAACTTTCTCAGGTGATTTAGCTTTTCCATAGTACGCTACAATCCCAGTATAATCCCCACGTTCATTATCAATTAACTGACTCACGTCATCTGCATCCGGCATCATAACTTCAAGTAAAACGTCAGTTTTAAAGCCACCAGCTCCATCGAGAACATGAACTACTCTTGTTCCTAACCAGATAATGTCATCGATCGGAGATTTTAAACCAGTGAATTTAAAGGTCATCTCTGGTATTAGTTCCGGGCGCCCACGTGAAAATGAATAACTGAAGCTGGTTGCCTTCCGCTTAATTTGATTATATTCAGCTTGTGCTTTATGGAATGCTGTTTCCCGGTCTCGGAAGATATGACGTACTTCTCGAACATTAAGAGAGCTATTTCCAACCATTACATGTTGTTTAAGGGCTTTTTTTAGATCGTAGTAGTAACAAGTTACTCCAGAAATATCATCACCTTCCGTTGTATCACTAAAGTTATGCCTGTCCCCTTGTCTCCGTGTAATTTCAATTTCTGGGAGGCTTTGGCCACTTACTGTTTCAGCTTTTCCTTTGGCCATAAAAAGTAAGGTCCCATTTTTAATCGTAGCAATTGCGTCGTGTTCGTCAGCAATACGGGTCATTAAATTAGCATCCGATTCATTCTGATCAATATGGGCTAGTTTAATGCTGGCCAACTTCTCTTGAATAACTACGCTTAGACCATTTCTAGCAGCAAGACTGCTAATGATTTCGCCGATTGTTTTATCGTGAAAACTACCTTCTCTTTTACGCTTCAGACTTGCTTTTAAATCAGCACTTATAGCTCGAATAGATAGAATATCTGGTGTACCAGAATGTATACGCTCTTTAACCAGATATTTGCCTTTAAAAACAAGACCGGTCGTACTCCAGCCGATCCATACTTCTACAATTGCATCCTTTGGTGGTATATCAAGTAACCCGTCGTGATCTGATAGTTCTAAGCTAACCGAATCCGCCTCTATACCCCGATTATCTGTAACTGTCATATTAATCAGACGTGAATTAACTTTAGAAGTGATGTCTATACCATTAACAACCACCTTATAAATAGCCTGTGCATTGGTATTGCTGATATCTAGAAACATAATTAGCCCAACACACTACTAATAACGTTATTCACCAATGTCCCCGGCTTAACTTTCTGTTTTAAAGTCATTCGGAACTCAATTTTACGAGCAGCTCCATTGGGAAAAAAATAAGTCTGTGTTTCTTCCAAATCTTCTAAAAAATACAAACCAAAAATTTTCCCGGTACCACTGATAAGTGGAAAAGATTTGCCTGTGTCACCCATTACACGTAATGCAGTTAAACTGAGTGGTGTCCCCATAAATTCAGGCAAAATACTTCCATCAAGTGTAATAACATCCTCCCCGCGTCCCACAAACTGATAGTCCGGCATATCTCCTACCCGGGAACTAGAAGCATGCCTCCAGTTCGTTTGTCTCTGCAGCTTTTGATAAGTGGCAGTTGGTAATGAAAAAACGAATACACCAAAAATCATCATCATAATTTTAATTCCTATTGGTTATCCCAAAACTGATCACGGATACGCATTTCTTTTTCGCGCTGATAACTTTCTAATTCACGTCTGACTTGTGCAGCGATATCATTCGTTGATTGACCCGGTTGAGCAGTTACATAAATCGCAATGCTGTCCCCTTCAACTTTAATTTGATGAGGTTTTGATGTTTGCTCTCCAGCTGAAGGTGAAACACCAGCACGAAGCGGTTTAGTCATTACTGGAGGCAGTTGCACTGGAACATTAAAAGATGGCGTGGCCAAAGTTGGCTGTTCTACTGAAGGCTGTACATCGAGCAGCATTTTCAATCGTTCTGGGAGCTTATCCGCGATATTGTCTAAACCATCCCATAGGCGGTTCCATTCATTCTTGATCTGGCCAAATAATTTAAATATTGGAGTATGTTCAAGAACTGGCTTAGTTATAGCGGTTACTTTCTGCAGTATGTTTTGCTTCTGATCAGGTACATTTGGAATAATTGCCCGGTTTAAACGTTGCAAAATATTCTGTTGCTGATCAGAGATTCCGGGAATATTTGCAGGTTGTAATACCTGACTGATGCTTTGGTTTTGATCTAAAACTTTTGGCAAGTCAACTTTAAATAACTTTTGCCAAATCCCTTGTTTTTGATCAGCTATAGCTGGAATTTCTGCTGGTTGTAATACCTGTTGAATATTCTGCTTCTGATCCATAACTTCAGGCAAGGTTGCATAAACCACACGTTGCCAAAGGGTTTGTTGTTGATCGGGAGGATTTGCACCAGGAGAAAGTGTCACAGGCATAGGTGCAGTAAATGTATCAACAATACGTTTATAAGTTTTCTGAAGAGATCCATGTTGTTGGCCCAAGCCAACCTCGAGACCTGCAACAATAAATCGGCCTATACCACGCATGACTCGTGATGGACTATGGATATCCATCTTTTTCCGCATGAAGTCTGGCATATAGTTGTTGATCTGCCCCCATAGGGATTTAAGCCCGTTAAAGCCAGATTTAATACCACTAACTAACCCATCAATAATGTTACGACCTATCCCAACCATATGGTCTTTAAGCGACTGTAAATAGGCAAAAATACTTTGCCATCCGCTCATGATCTTCTGAAGTATCGGATTAGTCTGAATACTTGCAACTAGATTATTCCATGCATTTGAAACAGCCGCTTTAATTGCTGCCCATGCCTGAGTTGTATTTGTTTTGACAGTATTCCATTGATTTAGGAACCAAGACCCAATCGGTGAAAATATCTGTGTGACACTTGACCATAAGGAACTGGCACCTGAGACAATACCGCTCCATAAACCACTAAAGAACCCAGCTATACTTGACCAGTTCGCAATAATAAGCCGTGGAATTCCAATAAAAGGGAACATGAATGTCAGAATAGGATTATTGGCAAAAACACTATCTATACCTTGAATAACTGATTTAATTGCATTCCAACCATCACTGAATATTTGTTTTACGCTATTCCAAACTCCACTGAAGAACCCGGTTATCGCCCCCCAATTTTGATAGATCAGATAAGCAGCTCCAGCAATAGCTGTCACGGCCAATAAAATTGGATTTGCCATAAATAAGCGGCTTAACCAAAGCACTGATCGACCTAAGAAGGCGAAACCTTTCTGCAATAAACCAATTGGCCCAGAAAGCATTTTAAAAACGAAACCGAGAGAGCTTCCTTTAGCACCAACCGTGGCCATCATGAGTCGAAGGCTCAACATACTGAGAATCAAAGGTGAAAACACAACTAAAGCACCACCAATGGCCACTAATGAAGTAGCAATCACCAATAATCCGGCTCCAAGCATCTTGGCCAGCGTTGGGTTTTGCTGCATCCAAGTGTTGAAGCCTTTCAAAGCTTCAGTAGCTACTTCAATCGCACTGGTATAAATCGGTAAAATATTCTGGCCAAAGTTGAGATAGGCATCATTCAGTTTTGCCCGGGCTTCAAGTTCTTTACCCGATGTGGTGTTCATGGCTTTACTATTGAGCTGGTCAATATTATCTGCCCCTGAATTTAATTTTGCATTCTTATGGATCTGTTCACGCTGGTCATACATGGTCGTAAACAGATTTGATGCGTTGCGGTTTGTAAAAATACTTCCGATGGTGTCATGGATCTGATCGCGTGATGTAATCCCCTTTTCAGCTAAAGTTGGTAAGAGTACCTGTTCAAGCCATGCAAACTGATCTTTTTTAAATAGATCAGCACCTTTTAGTGCACCAGGGTTTAAAAAAGATACTTGACCAGCTTTGTCATGAGTTACTTTACTTTGGTCAGCAATTAGGCCCAATTCCAACAAATTATTTGCTGCGCGTTTGGTTGTACGTCCCTGATAAATGTTTTGGTATGCGGACATGGCCGATGTACCGAATCTATGTCCACCAAGTTCCTGAACGATTGGCTCCATCTTGTAATAGAAAGCTTCGTTCGTTAAACCTTTAACAGCTACCCCACCTGTTTTAATAGCATTTAACCATTCTCCGGCTTGAACACGTCCACCAGTCGCAGTGATAACCTGTTGAATGATGTTGGCTTGCTCTTGGAAAGCTTTTTCACTTCTTAAACCATTTCGCAGTTCAATAACCTTCAACATGTCCATGAATTTGCGTTCATTCTCACTGCCCTGTTCATGGCCATACATGGCTTCATTGGCAAATTTCATTCGTGAGAGTGTCGGTGCAACCATTTCGGCATGATGAACGTCTGCAAAGGCAGTGACACCATCACGCATTAATTGCAAGTTATCAAAGGTACTTGTACCGAAGGTTTTCATCGCTTTGGCATAGGCGGTCGCTTCCTTAGTAGCTTTTTCCCCTAAACCTAAAGATGCAATCCTGTTTTCCTCTATTTCTACCCGCTTATTTTCTTCAATTGGTTTTCTCAGCTGATACATGGCCGCTGTACCAGCTGCTGCAGTACCTGCACCATAAATCATCGCAGTACGTGAATGTTGCTGTACCTTTTGGTAGTTCTGCTGCATTCGAGTCAATTGCGACATTTGCCGCTGCTGTTTATCTAACTCCGTATTTGTAGTAGATAAACGATCTTTTAATTTACCTTGATGCGTTGCAAGCTGGCTTACTGATACCCCAGATTGATCTAGCTCCCGGCTTAAGCTTTTTAAATGTTGTTTTTGCTTGTCATATTCAGCGGTTAATTTACCTACCTCCCTCTCGCTGCTAGTGAGTTGCTGAGTTAGGCCACGCAATGAAGATTGACTCTGTTTATGCTCTTCTTTTAATTGGCGAAGACTTTGCTTTTGCGTACCTATGGTCCGATTAGATTGTTCTAGTTCTCTACGCAACCGGATATGTTCATAACTTAGATTTTTGGTGCTAATACTATATTGGCTAAGATCATTACGAGCACGTTGTAGTGAAACGGCTTGCTCATTAATACGATTCTTTAGTTGCTCAGCTTCTCGTGATGCCCGGTTGAAATCCTGAGTTAGTTTTTGACTTGGTTGTGCATCCATTTGCCGCTTTAAATCAGCAATACGGGTCTGAACAGCTTGATAACTTTTTGTCGTATCTAAAGCAGCTTGTTTTTGTTGTCTGAAGGCATCAATACGTTTGAGTTGTACATCCAATTGCTTTTTTGCAGCTTCAGTCGCTTTTAATTGTTGCTGAGTTTGCTCCAGTGAGTTGGCCAGATTATTTGTCGGGTTCCGGGCAATTTCAGCTTTTAAATGTTTGACATGATCCTGCATGTTTTTTAATGCAAGGCTGCTTTGCTGTACGACAACTTTTTGTTTCTCGTAGCTTTCAATTTTAGCTAATTGGGATTCGAGACTTTTAACTTGATCTTTAGTCTGTTTAAGTGCTCTGGCAGCAGCATTACTGTTGCCAGAAAGGATTTTAAGTGCGGGACTGAGTTTATCTTGGGATCCGAAGATAACTTCTAGTTTAAGTTGCTTCATATTTCAGCATCATTTCCATTTCTTTCAATGGCTTTTTGATGCCATTGCATCAATTCCGATAAGGTCATATTCGTGTAGGTTTGCGGTGGCCAATGAAAGACCACCGCGATATTCGCAATCGCGTCATTTACTGTTGCTGTAAGATTGCTGCACGTACTGAGCTCGGTTGCAAAAAAAGGATGAGCGCTGCACCAATTTGAGCGAGATCTGAAGGCTCTAGCTGATTAATTTGAGCTTTTGTTAGGGTTGGGCTTGATACACGCGGGATAACTGTACAAATTGCAGATACATCACCTTGCATCAAATCCGTGATTTTCACGCCCTGAAGGGCCATAACGTTAGGTTTGCGGATATCTAATTTTGCAATTTCAATCGAACCCATTTTGATAGGTTTATCTAAATCAATTGTTTCAACATCCGGGTTAATGGCCTGTTGATTTTCAACTTGTTGCTCTTCAAGTTCTTTATTTGGTGTTTGGTCTTGAGTATTCATGGTTTTGTCCTAAAAAGAATTAAAAAGACTCCGGCTGATGCCAACCGGAGGTAAGGAAAAATGATTAATGGCCAATTGCTTTCATGTGCTCAGCGTTGCGGTCGACGCCTTTGACAATGAATTTGTTTGATGGAATATCAATTTCCAAATAAACCACTCCATTGATGCTGAGCTTGTAATAGCTCCAGATGGTTTTAATTGTGGTTTCAGTGTCATCACCAGCTTTCTGATTACCGAAATCGATTTCCTCATGACGTCCACGAACAACAATTTCATAAGCATCAATTTCTGCTGTGTCGTCGCGTTGATATGAACCAGCAAAGCGCAACATGTGTGCACCAACTGTCGAAGCACCGAATTGCTCAAGAATGAGTGGATCTACACCACCAAGTTTCCACTGGAAGGTTGAGATATCGTCACCAAAACCTAAATCGACCTTAACGTTGCCTTCCATACCGCCACCGCGCCAGTTTTCTAACTTACGTGCTAGCTTTGGAATAGTTACTTCACCGGTTTGACCGAAATAGCTAACCCCTTCATTGAAGAGGTCCATTAATTTGAGTTTCTTAGGTAATGCCATTTGCTATTTCTTCCTATGCAGTAATACGTGAAGCAAAGTCAGCCAAATAACTGTCAGTGATATGCTGACGTAGGCTTAAATCTTCTAAAGGTGGAACTGGTGTGTAGTCATAAGAAATGCGTAACTTGCCGGCTTTTAGAATGTCAGCTGTGTTGAGTGCCGGGTCAAACCAAGCTTCACCACCAATGAGATAACCATTCGTAGTCCAGTCCCGAAGTTTTGCATTGATACCTTCGATGATGTCTCGTGCTAAAGAAGGGTGAAGTGGCTTATCAACTGCCCACATATGAGCTTCACCCATAGTGTCCATAATGACTTGTGCAGTTCGGGTGTAGTTTTCAAAAGCAAAGAGTGGATCTTCAGAACAAGTACGTGATCCCCAGAAGCGGAAACCATCACGTTGAATTAATGTGGTTACATCATTTTCATTGAGGAAGTTGGCGTCAGTAGCTGAAGACTGTAAATCCCAAAACACATCTTTACTGATGCCAGTGACACCATTTACTGGAACGTTTGATAATGTTTTATGCCAACCCGTTTCTTGGTCAATCTTGGCCCGTAGACCTAAGGCTCTCGCGGTAGCATCTAATGAGGTCGTTTTGTTGGTGGCTGTGTCCCAACCTAAAAACTCTGGCCAAATGACCATAGTTTCACGAGCACCAAAAGTCTGGCGATAAGCGACAACTTCTTCTTTTGTGTCACACCCCCAAGCAGAAACGTAACTAAAACCACGTAACTGTTGAGCAATGGATGTAAGACCAGCGCCTACTGCAGCATTATCTAACCCGGGAATTCCTAAAATACGTGGTTTAATTCCAAATTTAGAACCTGAAGTTAATAACGCCTTCATACCGGTATATTTACCGTCAGCTGTACCACCAATAACGGCAGTCGTTTGAGCCGCTTCATCTTGTTCTTGAACAACACGTACGACAATAACAACTGCATTTGTCTGATCTACAATTGCTTGTAGAGAGCGAGCGAGAGTACCTTGAACGCCAGCTTTGCCAATAGCGGACTGAATATCAGTAATTAGAACTGCGGTATTGAGTGGAAATGTTTGTTCATCTGCATCTGATGCAGTACACACCATACCGATAACGGCTGTAGATACAGTGCGAATGGGGCGGCTTCCGTTGTTGATTTCGAAAACCCGGACCCCGTGGTGATATGAATCTGCCATAAAAAATAAACCTGTGGTCTGTTTGGTTTTTTGTCAGATCACAGGTTTTCAAATTGCACGTTTGATTTCATTCTATGGCAGTTGTAAATGGCACTATTACAACTAACGCTTTATAAGGTCATCGCATATTCCCACATCTTGTCGACCTCTCCTTCAGCTAAATTTAAAACACTTGCCATAAATAAAACTGAGTCATTATTTCGTTCAAAATTTAAAGACTCGTTATATTCAATTTGAATCTTATTTCTCATCACCGGATCGTCGATCTCAGCCATTTGCTTTTCAACCGTATCCAGTAAATCATTCTGTAATAAAGCTAATTTGAATTGGCGTCGTGTAAGTGGTTTTAACGATAATAAGTATTCTGAACGTTTTTGCTCTGGTGTACGTGGATCATACCATCCATGTTCACCCCAAACATGATATGAGCTTGGTTTAGGACCGGAACAAGTTAGGTCTTCAAAAATCATTAATCCTTTGTTCACTGCATTAAGTAACTGGTCATATTTGGCTTTGGTTACTTCGACAAAACCCGCCTTGGGTTTTGTCTGTTCATTGATAGCAATATCAAAAAGCTGTGTTTCAAATTGGAAAAAATACTTCATTAGAAAAATCCTGTTACTCGTAAATAACCATTGCAAGGTTCATCCTGGTCGCCAGACCAACGACGCGCCAAAATAAATACTTTTGAATCACCTACAGCAGAGACACGCTTAGTTGGGTCATCAACATATGCACCATTGGCATCTTTGGAATAGGGTTGATAATTTGATGGCATACAGTTAAACATCCACTCAGAAGCCTCTTCACCAAACTGGGTTTGACCTTCTAAATATTCTGAAATGTAAAAATGTTCTGTAAGTCTTTTCTTTAATTGAATAGGTAATGAAACTTCTAATGCAAAAACCCATGCATTACGTGAGCTATATCGCGGCATCGCATCCATAATTCTTTTGTTTTCAAACAAAGTCATTTCAATCGTTGCAATGCGTGTCGCATAGTCATACGTAATTTGATAATTAGAACCTGACACAACTACGAGATTTGATTGATCTAAAGTGAACTTACCTTTTACCGCTAAGTCTCCAGTAATGGTGCCACCAGCTTTATCAAGCTTTATATCTACTGTGTCTTTAAGAACTTTACCTTGTGCTGCAGTTAAAGCAGAGGTTGCATCCGTTGAGTTCAGTACATTAAGTAATTTTGCGCTAAACACTGTGCCAGTCAGTGACAAGCCATTACCTGCGGTATAAGTCGTATTTGTACCAGTAATTACTAATTTGCCTGCGGTATCAGATGAAACAGTAACACTACCAGCCCCTGTTACTTGTGTAGAGGTCCCAACGGATGAAGCGATACCACCTTTTGACTCAACTACATTTAAAAATGTATTGGTATTAGATGTTGCTGTATTAGTTGTTCCAGTTGCGGCATTACTAGTGACAAGACCAGTTGTAACAGTTTGGCCTGCTGTAACACGCCCCTTTGCATCGACTGTAACTGATTGGTATGTGCCAGCTGCTACGCCTGAATTTGCTAGTGTAAATGCCGCACTTACGTTTGTATTTCCATCAAATGAAACTGACCAGCTACCATCACCAGTAGCTGAAATAGTACGGGCCGTAGCAAGTTTGGAAGCCGAACTAGCATTTCCGGTTATACCACCACCGACAATTAAACTTCCTTTTATATAGCCGCCATTAACAGGTACTTTGCTTACATCAGAATACTGATTAGAAACCAGTACTTGTCCAATATTAATACCTCTTGCAGATGAGCCATTTAAAATAGATAAAGCATCAGCATTACCATTAAGTCTGTCAGTTGAAAGATTACCTGTAACAGTAAGATTCCCTGAAATTGTTCCCCCTGTTAAAGGCAGTTTAGAAGTATCGTAGACTGTAATATTTGACGTTCCATCAAATGAAGCACCGTTAATAGTACGTGGTGTCTGGAGTTTAGTTGCAGAACCAGCATTTCCACTAATACTGCTATCAGTGAAAGCAAATTCACGCCATGGGGCAAATGCACCATCTGCTGTCTTACGGGAACGTAAAAACATTTGATTAGTGTAAGCTGGAACTACAATCTGCGAATTCCACGATGCTGGTCCAAAGTTAATAGCTTTAAAAGCACCGTTTACTGGTGAGTCAGCAGGCATAGTGCCACTGCCACGTGACCAGAACGAGTTTTGAATATTTAAACCTGACAACAAAACATTTTCAGGGACATTTAATGTTTGGCCAAGGCCATAATCACCATGATTAACTTTATTGTCATTTAGAACTTTGCCCTGTGCTGCAGAGAGCGTTTTAGTCTCATCATTAGTTGTTAGGTTATTTACGATATTCGGAATATCAGACACCATAGCAAAAGTATGTGAACCAACTTTTGTATTTGGGATAGCGAAATAGGCAACCTGACCAGTAGATGATCCCAAACTATCAATAGGACGAATTGCAAAATATGGATATCCACTTGAAGCCATCTCAAGAATAGCGCCATTCACAGCATCTTTAGGCTTAAAGTGCACAGCTGGATAAGATGATGAACCATTACCAACAATAAAATTAGGTGAACTCACCGAACCGGTAAATGTGGCCCCAGATAAATTTGCTTTGATGTCTGCCAAGACTTTACCTTGTCTTGCTGTGAGCGCTTGATCTATAGCTGTTGAAGTGAGTGTATCACTTAACTGAACAATACCTTTT